TTATCCAAACATAATTTTTTTAGGAACGGAGGAATTTCCAACAGATCCGAGTTGCAAGTCGGGCACACATGGTGGCTCTCCGCTTCTTGGATCATCGGTATATTGCATTCCGAGCAATTTACATCTTTCATAATTTTTGCTCATATTCTTTATTAACAAAGCTAACTGCTTGTAATAATTTTTCAAATCTAGCCACAAAAGTTTTGACATCTTTAAGTAAATGATCTTCAAATACAGACCAACCAAAATCGCCTTTTTCAATTATTAAATAACTACCATATCCTACTACTACTTTAGTTAGATACCGTGTAGTTGTATAACGCTTCGCTCTTTCTCTTGTAAAATCTTTAATATACATTTCTATCTTTCTTTTAATTATTATAAAATACTATATTATATTATACACAATGCAATAACCTTGCGTTTCTTGAGGGTGGAAGCCAAAAATTCTAGGTCGCGTCTCCCCACGATTTTCCAATTTCACAATCAACTTTTGATGGAACGACTAAATCGACGCAATTTTCCATGATGGAAATAATCTTCTTTTTTGTTTCCTCGGAGCCGTCAAAGCTCAAGGTAAGCTCGTCGTGAATTTGAATGAGAGGAATTAAATTTTCCTTGTACAAGTCAATCATCGCCTGCTTTGTTTGGTCGGCGGCTGATCCTTGGATTAATCGGTTGAGCGCCTTGTAGGTGCCCGCTCTTTTTAAATGATGGTGCGCTCCGTATTCCTGCTCGGCGAGGGATCGGGGCAAAGCCTTGAATACGCCAAACGTCGTGGGCTCCCACAAATCAAAACGGCATTTTCTACCTTTAAGTGTTGAGATATACCCTTTCTTGTTGGCGTAGCTCATGACGCGGGTCGCTAACTCTTTCACGAATGGAACGCGCGAATTGTATTCCCCTAAAATTTCCTTGGCAACACTTTTCTCCACTTGCAGTTCATTGGAAAGTTTGTTTACCCCCATGCCGTAGAACAAGCCTAAGTTAATTGTTTTGGCTTGGGAGCGGTCAATTCCCGCGATGCTTGCTAGCATGCCGTGGAAATCCGTATCAGCATCCTTGTTATATTCCTCCACGATTTTTTTGGTTCCCTCCAAATTAATCTTATCGGCATAATGGGACACCAACCGCGGTTCTTGTTGCGAGTAGTCAAAGGATCCCCACACCTCATTCTCCTCGGGCAAGAACAGTCCCCGTATTTGTTTCTTGATCTCGGGATTTTTGGCGGGGAGTTGTTGCAAATTGGGATTGGAATAACTGAACCGTCCCGACACGGTTCCCGCTACGCCGTCACGCAACTGATGAATGTCCGCATAGATCCTTTCCTTGTGCTCGTACTTGATAATGGTATCCAAGAATGTTGTTTGCACCTTATTCAACTCGCGTACATTTTGAATTTTTTGGGCAATGGGGTGTGCATGGTTCTGTAAAAAACCTTTGGTAAAGCTAGGGGCTTGGGTTTTTTCCGTGCGGGGATATTTTATTTTAAGCTTGTCAAAAACTTTTGCCACTGATTCAGCAGCCCATACCTCCACTGCAAGACCCGTGTCTTCCAATATTTCACCCAATATCTTCTTCTCTGAATTCTTAAAAGTCTTTTTATAACGTTGCGCTTGTTCGACATCGACGCGTACTCCTCTCTTTGTCATTTCAAAAATGCACGGCAACAGTTCTGACTCTAATTCAAAGACCGTTGTCAAACTTTCCTTTTCAATGACGGGCTTCATGTGCTCATACAACTGCAAGGTTAAGTCGGCATCATGCTCTGCGTAGTTCCCCACAAAGATCGCGGGGAGTTTATACATTTCATTTTTGGGATTGACCCCAAATTCAGCCGCTGCTTCCTTGAGCATGGTTTCATTCTTGGTAATGTTCAGCATGTCTTTTCCAACGGCGTTCAGCGCATAGGAAAATTTATTCTCATTAATCAAGGGAGCCATAATCATGGTGTCCATGACTTTTCCATTTACTTGAATGCCTTCGGCATGGAGCCAACCTAGGTCGTAAACTGCGTTGTGCGCCACTTTAATGGAGTCTGTTTTCATTAAATCTTTCGTCCATTTAAGAACGCGTTTGGCATCCCAATTAAAACCATTTTCATGGCGAATGGGGTAGTAGCCCTTCCATCCCTTAACAGCGACAGCAATGCCGATGATGTGCCCGTCGTTGCGCGTCCATCCTGGTCCTATCTTCTGAATGTTGGGATCCTTCGTCTCTACATCAACAGCAATTACTTTTTCATCTGATAAATCAGGAAGAGTTTCGGGAGGTACCCACTCCGACTGAACGAAGCCAAAATTATTTTGTGTCATTTAATTATGGGGACACTTGTTTAAAGATTTAATGTATTTCGCTGTCTCTCTTCCTTTTCTCTCCCCTTCTGATTCAAAAGATATATGGTTGCCCGTACTTTCCTCTATCTCTCCCGCGATCGCCATGTAAGCCGCTCCGTCCACGTAGTCGTCACGGTTTACTGTACCCGTTTTCGTTCTCGCTATTTTTAAAAGTGACATCATTAAGGCGACATCTTGCGCCCTAATATCACGCCCTAGATATGCCGACCATAAGTTGGCAATATTCTTATGATTAATTACAGTATTCCCATACTCCTTTTGGCGGTTTCCCGCGACAAGCTTTTTAGCATCTTGAAGGATCCTTTCTTTTTCCGTCCTAGACATAATACATCATATACCCCTCTTCGCTCTGTGCCCCTACTATATATAGACTTTCCTTTGCCCTAGTGACGGCGACATAAAAAATACGATGTTCGTCATCGGGATTTTTTATGTAGGCATTATACACTATTTTTCCCACATCGAGCAAGACTACGACATTATCGCATTCCCCTCCTTTGGCTTTATGGATGGTGGAGACACGCAAGCGTGGTTCCCCTTTAATGTCCTCTCCCATTTTTTCCAATCGACGCAAGTAGGCGACGTCCGATAGCTTGACTCGATCCAAAGCCTCATGCCATTCCCCTTGGGCGATTAAGCCTTGTGACTCGATTAAGTTTTGCATGGTAAAAAGTTTTTCCTTGTCCTCCTCCTTGAATTTTTTTCCGCCTCTTTTTATTCCCGTTCCGCTTTTAATTTTATTGTAGAGTGTTTTAACCTCTCCCATGGAAACAGCTTCCCCCCGTTGCAGTTGCTGCCATGTATCAATGGCGCTGATCACGCTTGGTACCACGGGTCGGTAATCCCCTCGTCCGTACCAATACCCCTTGGAGTATAAGTAATCCTCAATCACTTCATTACGAATGCGTTTTGTCCGTGCCAAGAACAACCATTTCCCCTTTGAAAAATCAATGTAGCGAAGATCGGTGACGCGTATCACCTTGCCCTCCTCTTCCTTCGGTTCCCACGTCTTGGGTCGCCGTAACTTAACCCTTCCGATAATGGTATTGGCTAAACGGTACACGCGTCGCGGACAACGGTACGATGTGCCCAACACTTCCACGTTGCCCTTTAACTTAATAAACTGATCCACGTCCGCCCCGCTCCAACGAAAAATGGCTTGGTCATCATCGCCCGCCAAATAAGTTTCCTTGCTCCCTTCCATAAGCTTGAAGACCATGTCATACTGTATTTTCGGCATGTCTTGAGCCTCATCAATGAACAAAACATCAAAATTGGGCGTTACATCGCTCTCCACGTAATCAACGATCATGTCGGTGTAATCAAACAGTTTTCTTTCCTTTTTATATCCGATGATGGCACGGTTGAGATAATCCAATTTAGACCACAGCAATGTATCCATGTTCCCGTTCCATGCCTCGCGCAAGGGAATGCCCTTGAGACGCGAAATATTAATCAAGCTGAGGTAGCGATGGTTGGCGTTGGCGTAGATGGTTTCATCACCCCCCTCGGATGTTAAGTCAAACCCAATAATGTCCGATAGTTCCTTCCAGTGCTTGCTCTTCATTAAATTATTATCCTCCAAGGGAAGATGACGATACGCATAGCTATGCAACGTTCTGAAATGAACCAAGTCATTGCGGCTGGTTTTAAATTTTTCGCATGCCCTATCCCGCGCTTCGTAAGCCGCTTTCTGTGAAAAGGAAAAAAATCCTATGCTATCCCAATTAATTCCTTCACTTTTTTTCTCTTGACAGATGTCGAGCAAGCGGGTGGTCTTGCCCGTCCCAGGGGGACCTAAAATAATGTTTATGTTATCCATGTTTGTTTACTATCCATTCTGAAATAATCTCCATATCTGACATGAGGGCTTTGGATATTTTATCTTTTCTTTCGTGGCGTTGATAAATCCTGTATAAAGCTGCGTGAGGTTGAGTTACTTCTTCATTATTATTTTCTTCTATTTTTTTACGCATAAATTGTAAAAGTTTAACACGGTCTACAATGACAAATTGCTTTGGTTTTTCAAAAGCAATAAAATCCGCTTTCCCATATAACCATCCTTTATTCCCATGTACATTTACCGCTTCAGCCCAGACTATTTTAGGATTGAAATTTCCTTGACGTGTGTCTCGTTTAATTCCCTTGACATCAAATTTAAAAACTTGATTTGTCACATCAAACAAAACACCTTTCATGTCCCAATGCTCTAAGATATCTTGCTCGCGGGTAGACCATATACAATCCTTTAATTTAAGGGAAAATTCATTTTCAGCGTGGTTGGGTTCTTTTATCATTTATTTTTTTTATAGATTAATAAAGTTTCGTGAACTCTTACTGTATATCCGAGTCGCTTTGCTTGTGGCAACATAATCGGAATTTTACTCACTTTTTTTCTACTCATAATTATTTGGTCAAAAAGAACAGCCCCCAACTCTTTAAATATTTTTCTGGTTTCGTATTCTAAATCATAAAAAATATGATTTTTTCGCCATTCCCCAATCATAACGCAGTAAGTTGATCCTATTTCTGCCCTATCCCAACACCTCATAAATATATTTTTATATTGAATTATAAAATCTTCCCAAGTTTTAATTCTGTCTATCCCGTCCCCATTATATTTTTCTAAATTCCAATATGGCGGACAAGTAATTAAGCCATCGTGTTGAGGTATTTCCGCTGTCAAGCTATTAGCTAAAATATTATTACAACCCTTGTCGTTAGAAATTTTAATAGCATCTTCTGAACTGTCATATCCAATATAGTTTTTTTTCCATTCTTTAGCTTTTAAGGCTCTATCCCCCCACCCAGCAAAACAATCAAAAATATTTTTACAATCCTTTAAAAAGAACTGAAAACATAAATCTGAAACTTCTTCTGGAAATGGGCTGTGTTCACTTCTGCTACTTGTGGAAGAAGCATTTCCTAACTTCCGTTTCATTTGATGCTTAATATCAATGACTGATACGGGAATAATATCAAAAAATTCAGTTTGCGCAGAATTCATTAAAACGGGATCTCCTCATCATCAGCCTTCTCGCCACCTAAAACCTCATCCTCTTTCTCTTTCTCTTTTTCCTCTTCCTTTAAGTCGGGTAACTGTACGTCCTTGATCTGTTGCTGAAATTCAGGTATCCACCATGCGCGTGTCTGTAACTTTTGTGGATAGACGATTGTATCCGATCCTTTCATATCCCTTAACCGCTGCACGACCCATGGTCTAGACACCCTAAAGTTTTTTGTGGACTCAAGGTACTTGCACAAGTCACCCAACCGAAAATAAGTTTTGGCGTCCTCGGTAAAGACTTTTCCCATCCCAAGTTCATCCATCGAAAAGGACTCACCGCGATCCTGACAAAATTCCTGCAAGTAATCCTTGAACTCCCCAATCCTAGAAGCATCCTCGGGAACCTCATTAACATTAATATTTTGAAATAGGATGGCTGTAATATCGTCCCAATCTTGCGCCTTCATGCGCGGAACCCAAATTTTTAATTGCTCGGCGATAACCTTTCTAAAAATATTAAAGTTAAAAATATCTCCCACATCATTAATTTCCACACGCTTGAGATTGACATTCACAAACCAAATAGGGGGAGTGGTATCCAAGACCGACAGTTCGGCATAGGTTGGGTGCTCGTCGGTTGCTTTTCCAATTCCAAATTTTCTCGTCTTGCATAATGCTTTTTGACATACGGATACAATCGGCTGATCGTTACATTTATAAGAATACTTAGGAGTGCCGTCCGCTTTTTCCTGGCGCACTTGTTTTTGAATTGTTGTTACCTCATTGGGTCGCAGAGGCGGATCCATGTATTTTAAATTATATTCTTCAAGTAGCTTTTCCCATCCATCGGGATCCATCTTATAATAAAAAATGCCTACATTGAATAAACCGTTGTTTCGTGTTCCTTCAGGAAAGCCCTTGCTTGTTAAAAATTGAAGGCAAGGAGGGCCGTCCGCGATAACTTCCTTATCAACTGCCACCACAATTTTAGAAATATCCTCGCAGACATGCTGATCGTACAGTGTAAAAAATTCCTCTAGCGATGCACCATCCCCGTTATCAAGGAACGCATAGCGTGTTTCCCCGTGATAGGGAAGATTAAGCCATGAGCCCGTATCCCGTTCATTAATTAATTTTGTTTGCTTGGGAAAAATTTCTGCGGTGGCATAGCCAAGATAGGCGGAAAATTCCTTTAGTTTTTCTTGGAATAAATTTGCTGATTGCGGTTTTTTTGAGAATAAAAAAAGATGCGCCCCAAATGATTTGGAAGAGCACATAATAAGGGGGAGCTTGAGTTTCTTAATTTTGGATAATATTTTCTTATGGTCTAGAGGATACTCGTCAATGTCAATGCATCCCCATGAGGCTGTTCCATCATCACGAATGGGGATAATACCAAGAGCGGGCATTTTACCGCTAAGATGATCCTCGTACATTTGCAACGTCGGAGGCTCATGCTTGGTAAACATCTTACCATCGTGCTTTCCGTTGACTCTTGTTTCAGAATAACGGTATTCACCGTGGGCACGGTCTAAGCCCGTAAATATATTTTTAAATTTTTCTACGTTCATACAACAACCAATAGTTATAAAGAAGGGGGCGGATTATGATACCGCCCCCTCCCACCATCAACCTTAGGAGTAACTTTACTGAGAAGTCCCAAATGTTACATCGTCTTTATGAGCAACACTTGTTTCTTCTTTATTGATTGTTGTTTGTTCGGGAGCAGGATCTATGTCACCCGACATCACTAATTCTTTGAAATTTTGTGCCTCCCTCACAATGTAAGCAGGATTTGATAAGTCATTAACTGATTTATCCAAATCTATTTTCCAACCCCACCAATCATTCTTGCTGTTGGACTCGTGAACAGCCGACATGGTGTAGGTATGGGCGAACATTGGTAAATCCTTATATTGACCATCTGGAGATTTCATTTTTTGACTCAGCATAGTTGTGTTCCAATACTTGGATTTTTTGTATTGAGTTTTCTGCATGATAATTTGCGCGGGCTCAAATGAACCGTCGTCATTCATGCGCAGAACAAAATATTCAGCCGTTCTGACAATATAAGTTTGGCTCGGCTGACCATTAACCATGTAATGATCCTCGCCATCGGCGCCTCTATGAAGGGTAGGAATATCTTCGGGCTTGTAAATATTAACGGGTGCGCCCGTTCCCGTACCTAATGGTTCCCACTCCACGCCCCTAACACGAAAATAACATGGGACAACCTTAATGTTTTCCCAAAAATCTTTTGTGACAGAATTAAAAATAAATCCTTCCTCTAATCCATCAACAAATTTAGAATTAGTTTTCTTCATTTCGGGAGATTGTGAACTTGCAATTTTTAAAAATGGAATTGCAACCTCTGATGAAGTGACATTTTCAAACCCTGAACCACTCATGGTAGAAAAGTCAACGACATCGGTACTTACAGCGGTATTCTTTTTTACTGTTACTTTATTCATAATCATTTTCCTCGTTTAATTTTCACTTTATTACCAATGAACACACCAAATGTTTCAATGGGAATATTTTCGCCCTTGTTTATTTGTTCCTTTAAAAAGGCGTTCAAGGTCATGGACTCGACCTTGCGTTTTTGGTCGGGGGATAATCCATCGGCTTGCAAACTATTTATAAGTTTACTTGCCTTGTCATTTTCCCCTTTCCCAAACTGTATGCTCACGATGTTTTTAATCAATTCACCGTGATTGTTCTGTTCTAACCAACCAAAGGCTTCTACTTCATTTGCCTTGGAGATATGCCCCTTGTAAAACGGCGTAAAGCTCACTGCATCGCCGCTCATTAACTTAATTGATTTGACCCCGCGACTTTCCATCAACGTAACAATGGTATCGTTGGTTTGCTGCAATTCTAATTTTTTTAGTTTTATTTGCTCCTCTAATGATAGGATATCACTCTCCACTTTTAAATAATGGTTAGAGGCTTCGGAGACATCTTTTATTTCCGTAATATCTACTGATGATTTTTTTTCGTCTTCACTTAAAAAAGAAAGAAAATCAATTTTATTTTTATCCGTCATGCTTCATACTCCTTTCATATAAGTCTACCTGTATGGGATAATATGTATAAGAACGACGATCGTATTTCAACATTTTAAATTTTCCCTGGTTCATGTCCGATGCTATGGAACACGCCACACCAATAATACTTGGATCCCCAATCAAGAGAAGATAATCCTTGTCGTTGAAATCTTTGAGAACTTGCTTGAGTTTTCTAATAGCGGGAGCGGGGGATAACATGATCTGTTTTCCTTCCTCGAATATAGGAACTAATGTTCCATACTCCTGAGCAGGGATCACATTAAACTTTGATACCTCTTGTATCACAAAAACGTTGCCTTTTTCTGTCATTCTTTCCTTTCTAAAACACTCTATATAATTATAATGTTGAAAAAAATCAAATAAAATATTATAAAATATTGTTTTTTAATAAAAACAAGAGAAAGCATGAGAAATTTACAATATAAATTTAAAACTATTCCCTATAAGCACCAACTCTCGTCGTGGGGTATGATGCTCGATCACTTTAAAAGAGGTGAAAAAGAGTTTGCCCTTCTGATGGAAATGGGGTGCGGCAAGTCCAAAGTCCTTATTGATTGCGCCTCCTACTTATATGACAATGGATATATTCAAGGTCTTCTTGTGGTATGTCCCAATGGTGTCAAGGGAACGTGGGTCAATGAAATTGAAACCCACATGGCTGACCATGTCGAACGCAACGTGGTTATGTGGACGGGAAACAAAACAAAGAAACACGAACAAGAACTCTTGTCTCTTTTTGTATCGGATGCCACTAAAATTCGTTTTAATATTTTAATCATGAACGTGGAAGCCTTCGCGATAGAGCGCGGTAAAAAATTCGCCGACCGTTTTCTCATGACACGCAAAGCCATCTTAACGGTGGATGAAAGCACCACCATTAAAAATCCCACGGCATTGCGCACCAAGTCCTTGACGAAGCTCGGCAACCTTGCCCGCTACCGCGTGATCATGACGGGCTCGCCCATTACCAAATCACCCGAAGATCTTTACGCACAGTGCAATTTTTTAAATCATGAATTACTCGGCTTCAGTTCCATCTATACATTTCGGAACCGCTATTGCGAGATGCAGCGTCTGTCCTTTGGGGGACGCGCCTTCAATAAAGTAACGGGCTACAAGAACCTAGAGGAACTGAACTATAAGCTCAAGAAATTCTCCTACCGCGTTTTAAAAAAGGACGCGCTCGATCTTCCCCCTCAAGTATGGATGAAAAGAATTGTAAGCTTGAGCAAGGAACAACTCGATGCCTACATGCAGATGAAAAAATATGCATTGGTGCAACTCGATAAAATATCACTGACCACTGCGTCGGTGCTCGCCCAGATGATAAGGCTCCATCAAATTGTTTGTGGTCATATGGCAACTGATGACGGAAAAGTCATTGGCTTGCCGAATAACCGCGTCAAGGAATTATTGGCTATTCTAGAAGAGCATGGTGGGAAAGCAATCATTTGGGCGAATTATCGCCACGACATTAAAATGATAGAGCAAACGCTTGCCGAGAAATATGGTTCGCCGTCCGTGGTTTCGTTTTACGGGGACACTCCCCAAAAGGAACGCGAGGAAAATATCAGACGATTTCAAGAGGAGGCAACGCCCTTATTTTTTATCGGTCAACCGATGACGGGGGGACGGGGCATTACCTTAACGGCTGCTAACCTTACTATTTTTTATTCCAACAGTTATGACCTTGAGATAAGGGAACAAGCGGAGGCGCGGAACCACCGCATCGGAACCGATGACAAGGTCACTTACATTGATTTAGTTTCAGAGGGAACGGTGGATGAAAAAATTATTTACGCATTGCGGAACAAGATTAATCTTGCCTCTTCCGTTCTAGAGGAAGGAGTAAAAAAATGGCTCATCTAAAGCGTATCCATATTAATATGCATAAGATCAAGCACAACGCCAAATGGGGGACAAACGATCCCGTTATCACAGTTAAAACAAGCAAGTCCAATACCTACGGAAAGGAAGTTGAAATTCTTGGGGCGTCCAAGGTTGTCTATCGTCCCGACAAACCGCTTTCGTGCGGGGCGCGGGTATGGATTGAAACAACAGCGGAGGTAAAAATAAAATGACAGGACCAAGACACTACTCGACCAAAAGAAGAAAATCGTATCCACGAGGAGCACAGCCCAACAAGCATTTTCTAGGACGAGAAGGGCTCGGCACTTTTAAGTGTAATGTTTGCGGTAGGGACTACACACGTCACAGCAAGTTTGACCGCTTTTGCAGCCCGTGCCGAAGCAAGCTCTAATGCCGTGGAACCCCGAACATTACAATAGGAAAAAAGATATGGAAGGATTTAAAGTATGTCCCAATTGTGGTGGAGATGGATTTACACGCCATGAATTCGAGGCTGAAAAATCTGAACTTCAATGCAAGGCTTGTAATTCCCAAGGAGAAATTCCCGATGACAAATTTGTCTCGCAAACATATAAAGATACGAATTGGTTGGGGAAGCCAAGTACGACCTACTACCACGGACCATGCCTCGATCATACCTTGTTTCGCAAATTGAGAATTGTTCTTGACTAGTTTCCTTCAATATTGAAGGAGAAGCCTAGGTGGCTTATTTCCTCCTATTGACTCCCCGCCACCTAGGTATTGAATTTTCAAAAATAAGATATATATTAATTGGTGAAGATACTTGCCACCAAGTATCTTCATAGGACGCCATAATGGATCCTAATAAATCTTGCTTTAAAAGGAGATTACTATGAAAGCATTATCTATTTTTAATCAACTCAGACCAATATCCGTAGGCTTCGACAGTATGTTCGATCATTTCGAGCGCATGTTCGATGAGGGGGAATTTCGTACAGCAAATCCCTACCCGCCCTACAACATTGTAAAAAAATCCGACCAACTTTATGACATTGAAGTGGCTGTGGCGGGCTATGGCAAAAAGGATGTTACCGTAAACTATGCGGACAATCTTTTAACCATTAAGTCAGTCAGTATGGTCGCGGCGGGGGACTTGAATGAAGCGCCAATTTGGATCGACACATCCTTTGGCGGGAAGCTGAGAAAGGAAACATATAAGGAACGGTTTCCCGATAACGTCCTCCATCAAGGAATTGCACGCCGCCATTTCACTAGGTCATTCACTATTGCCGATGATGTAGAAGTAAAAGGAGCGGAACTCAAGGACGGGCTCTTAAAAGTATCATTGGAGCGCATTGTTCCCGAAGGAAAAAAGGCAAAAACAATAGAGATAAAATAAAATTTTTACAGTTTTATTGCATTTTATAACAAAAAGGCTATAATTCGGGCAATTAATTTAAGGAGGCTTGTATCAGCATCCAATTGCCCGAAAGCCCGATACGGCGCATCAGATCGTGTCCCAAATGTGGCAAAGTTTCCGTAAAATTTTGGGATAAGGTTCACGATAGACAGTACTCGAAAGAGGAATGGGAGATTATTATCTATGATGGATTAGAGATCCTCAGAAAACATCTCAAACCCACCGCGGACAACCCCATATTTTTTCTTAATTAGCCCTAGCTTTAACTAGATGATAGTCGGGCAACATGATCTTTGATTCTCGTTTCACGAGATACTCGATCTGTTTTGGGCGGGAACGCATCGACTTTTGACATTGTCTGTCAAGCAATTTTCTCGTTTCAGCCGTAATAATCTGATTGTAAAATTTCTTACTATTGTTTTCTTTCATGCTTTTCTCCTTTTATGAAATATTTTAAATTATAACATTTTATGCACATATATTCAAATAATCCTTTGACCAACAGCATATTGCAAGTGAGGTATTCCCTTTGGCACTTGAAACATACGGCACTTTGATCCTTGAGCATCTAGGCTCTTCTCTTGTCTATGTTCTTGGAAAGCTCGATGAGCTTATCCCGCCACATGGTTTGATAAACCGCATCCTTCATTGCTTCAGCAACCTTGATCATCTTTTCGAGGTTGCCCACGCGACGCCAAAATAAAAGTTCCTCGGCGTCGATGGGCTCGATGATCTTACCATTCTTTTTCATTTTTTTCTTTCCTCAAGAATGACTTTACCGAGGGCCAATATGGCGAACCATAGCGCCCCCAATTCAATTGTAATAATCAGTAATAGTATGTTCGTTAGGGTCATATTACGCTCCGTTAGCAATTACAGCGGGATCAACATAATTATTGATCTGCTCATCCACCCACGCCTCGTGCGCCTCCGCTTCGAGATCGCTCTCATCCTTGGGCTGGGGTTCGTCAAGCTGATAAAAGTACGCCCACTTACTATCATTGTTATCGGTTGTATAGCCAAAAGACCCCTTATACTTGAGGCTCGTGTCGTACTCCTGGACTTTGGCGCCACTTTCGCCCGCCACATCTGACGGGCGAAGGGCGATGGAGATACTGTCAACGATACCCTTTACGGGTGCGTCCCTTCCCCAACTTGGTCGCACAAGAACGTGCGCCCCTATTTTAAGCAGCATTTCTTTCTCCTTCCTCTTTCCCAACAAGTTCCACACCACGCACTTTCAGGCTGATGAGATTATTCAACTGAATGCTTCTCCAAGCCCTTTGTGGTTTGTCGGGATCTTTGTTTAAAATATTTACATCGATGCATTCGAGTAAATGTGCGCGGTCGCCGAGCAGTTCCCCGCCAGCGAAAAACTTATCATTCGATGGTAGTTTACCAAGAATGGTTCGTATAGAGCCATCCTTCTTTTTAAATTCAGCACTAAAAAATTGTGTTTGAATATGGTCGTATAGTCTTTTCTTTAATTTTATATCAGTCATTTTCTATCTTTCTCTCTTGCTCATTATTATAATCACTCACGGATTGAATGATCCCATCTCGATCATCTCTGACCAAGAAATCTTTTACTTTTTCTTCTTTTGTTGGAAGAAGATTAGTTATATATTTTTTAGGATTAGGGTTAAATTTATACCTTTTCCATTTTTCTATTCTCAAGTTTTTATTTTTTATCAATCTTTTATTATATGAATTGGGGTATCTGCTAATATGATAAGCGACTTTTTTTTCTAAAAAGCCTTGTTCAATTAACTTTTGACAATATTCCAATGCTTGTTTTTTTGTTTTAAATTTCTTTCCATCCACAACAGTTTCTGGCTCAACATAAATAGGAACATTATAAAATCGTGTTGTGTTGCCGTCTAAATATGATTTACTTTTAGAAGATAGGACATCACATCTAATGTGATAATGATAATAAATATTATTTGAAAAGATCATTATGATCTCCAATTTCTTTCGATGTCTTTTGTAACAGTGCATCTTTTTTTTAGGTTTTTAATTCTTCTGTCACTGTAATTAACTTTAAAGTGAGCAGTACCAAGTGGATTAGCCAAGCATTGGATGTCGAGAGAAGTTTTATGTTCTTTCCAAGCATCGCCCGCGGTATAACCGTAATATTGTTTATCAAAATAAATTAAGCCTCTTGGTGTAATTTTTCTGATTTTAATTCTTTGCGTCCCACTACCAATTCTTCTTCTTAGAACTTGCCCGATGTGTAGTTGTAATTTAGTGATGTAGCATTTGTCTTCGTTCCAAAAGTTAAAGTACTTGATGCTGTAAACTTTTTTTTCTTCTTTAACTTCTTGACAGTGGTTACCACTACAATAATTACTTTCAATATTTGGTTGGTGTTTTGTAGTTAATTGATAAGCATAGTCATCAATCCATTTATGACAAAGATCACATTTAACGTTATGTAAAAATTTAACTTCTTTTCTTTTTCCGTTTACGTCTGTTATTATTATTCTACTCATTTTCTATCTTTCTCTAAATGTTTCCTATAAATTATAGTATTTTATTATATAGTCAACCCCTTAGTTTACCCCTCATTTCCGCCCCTTTTTGGGTATGGTTTCATTTCTTCCATATAAAAATTGGTTCGGTCTTGAATTTAGTCTTGAGCTTATTGATTCCTTTCCCAGGGATCTGTGATAATCGCATGTGCAGAGTATCCTCAAGATTAAATCCCGCGCCCTCGCACAATGCCTTCACTTCCTTAATTAACTTTTCCCCGTGCACATTGATGGCAAAATACTTTCCCTCCTTGAGATACGCGTAGGACTTTTCAACCAAGGGTTGTAAAAATCCCTTGACCCATTCCCCGTATTGCGGATAGCGGATGTAACTTTGTGTCGGTTCATCACTGTACTTTTCAAGATCAAAGTAGGGCGGACTTGTAAAGACAAAATCATAAAGCATGGTGGTTGTAAAATCCTCGAAGGGAACATTAAAAAATTTATTGTGACGGCTCTCATTCAATTCAACGTCCAAGCGGCAGTTGCCGTCGTAGGTCTTCACGCACGGATCCACTCCGTGATAGGAATGAATGGTCGAGGAGACAAGGGATCCCA